GCCGACGATCTTGCTGAGATCACGACTGCCGTAGCCGCAGTGACTAGCGAAAACGCTGAGTTGAAGGCCGCTTCTGAGGAAGCTACTGCGAAGGTTGCAGACCTCACCAACGAACTAGCCGCTAAGGCTGACTTAATAGCAGAAATGGAAGCAAAGGCTTCTGCTCCTGCACTCATAACCTCATCTAAGGAAATTGTAATGGATTCATCTTTCAAGACTTTCATGGCCGAAGGCCTCGACGGATTGCGTGCTAAAGGCACAGATCTGCAAATCTCTACCGATGCTCAAGGCGGATACGCTTTGCCAGAAGAGCTGCGTCAGGAGATCATCCGACTGGAGAAAGAGATCTCTCCACTGCGTGGCGTAGTTGCAGTAACTTCTGCCAGCACTACCGATGTTAAGCAACTCGTATCTGTTGGCGATGCAGCTAGCGGATGGGTTGGTGAAACCGCTTCTCGCGGACAGACCGACTCTCCTGAGCTGGCTCAGCGTACTGCTACTTTCGGCGAAGTTTTCGCTCGCCCACGTATCTATCAGCACATGTTAGAAGACGCGTTCTTCAACGTCGAGTCTTGGTTGACTGGCGAAGTTGCACGACAGTTCGCTGAAGTTGAAGGTCAAGCTTTCTTGAACGGCGACGGATCTAACAAGCCTGTTGGTATCTTGAACGGTCTTACTCTTGGCACTTCTGCTGCCGCTAACGACGTCTCCGGTACCTACCAGGTAATCGATTCAGGCGTTGACGGTGACCTCGGAGCTACTGCTGACGCGACTATCGACTTCTTGCGTGGCGTTGTTTTGACCCTGAAGACTGGCTACCTCAATGGTGCTCAGTTCATGATGAACCGCAACACTCACGACAAGCTGGTTCAGCTTCGCAATAGCGAAGGCGAGTACTTCTTACAGCGTGACATCACTAAAGGAGCAGCTGCAACTTTGTTCGGCTACGAGATCGTAATCAACGAAGACATGAGCAACATACCTACTACAACTGGAGCGGCTTGCCCAATCCTGTTCGGCAACTTCCCACGTGCGTACCAGATCATCGACCGCGTTGGTGTTTCCATGCTCCGCGACCCTTACACTAACATGGGTTCTGTAATGTTCTACACCCGTAAGCGTACTGGCTCTATGGTTCTTGACGCGTCTGCTCTGAAAGTGATCAGCGTTGCTAAGGCATAAACTACACCCTTTCGATCGTCTGCCGAAGAAGTAGACATCTCTCCAAGTCCGATGGCGGTATGACTCTAAACTACCCGCTATTTTATGACATAAGACCCCCGCCTAGCGCGGGGGCGGTTTTCTATTACCTAAATTTCATGGAGGCCATAATGGCTCAGTTCGATTCTATTGCCGCCTCATTTGACGGCACCCAGCAAGCTTTCGATTTGCTAGTATCTGGCGTTGCCGCCACTATCCCCACCGAGCGAGACTTTGACGTCGTCGTTGGTGGTGTTTCCCTCACAGAAGGCGCGGACTTCGATATCGTCGCGCAACAGATCATATTCTCTATAGCGCCGCTAGCTGGCGACCTATTTAAAGGTGAAGTAAACGACCTCACCAGACAGACGCTTGTTTCTGCGTTTACAAACGACGCAGACTACGCATCAACCGCATACGTGTTAGGCATTACTGGTAATCTAGCGCCTCAGACATCATTAGACAGTGTAGCCGCCAACCTTGCAGTGACTGATTCGACTGCCGCAACATTGGCCACTCTCGTCGGCACTAAAGCTGCACAGACCGGCGTCGACGCTGTCGCCGCTGATCTCGCTACCACCGACTCAACCGCCGCCACATTGGCGACCTTAGTTGCTACAAAAGCAGCTCAGGCAGAGGTAGATACATTAACAACTACAGTTGGCACCAAGGCTGCCCAGATTGATCTGGATGATGCAGTAACCGACATTAGTAGTAACACGTCAACGATTGCTACGCTTGCATCTCAGGCCAATCTGGATAGCTTAACCGCAGTCGTTAACACGAAAGCTGCTCAGGTTGCCGTCGACGCGGTGGTTACTGACACTGCGACTAACGCTACAGCTATCGCCACTAAGGCCAGTCAGGCTGACGTGACGGCACTTACTACTGTGGTCGGCACCAAGTTCAACACTGCCGATCTACCGACTAACCTGTCTCAGTTCACTAACGATCTCGCGTTCATCGACGCATCATCATTGCCCACTAATGTGAGCGATCTGACTAACGACGCAGGCTACGGCACCGTTAGCGCTATCAACTTGAAAGTAGATCAGACTGACTTCGACTCGCTGAGCTCGTCAGTAGGAACCAACACAACTAACATCGCGCTGAAAGCAGACATTACCGCTCTAAACACTCTGACCACCGTAGTTGGCGGCAAGCTAGACGCATCTGCCCTCCCAACTGCCGTGTCCGCGTTCACTAACGACGCAGGCTACGCACTTAATAGCGCTCTAAACACAACTAACCTGAACGTATCTCAGAACGCGACAGACATCACTGGGAAGGCTTCGACGACTGCTTTGAATACCTTATCAAGCACAGTTGATACCAAGCTGGATGCATCTGCGTTACCTACGAACATATCAGCGTTCGCTAACGACGCTGGCTATCTACAAGCAGGCGCAGTTGGTGAAACAGGTGACGGCTTTACAGGCGGCACTTATGACGTTGCTACTGGCATTGTCACGTTCACATCTGATGACGGTCTTGGCTTCACGACTAGCGACCTACGTGGCGCCACTGGTCTCACCGGAGACCAAGGCATACAAGGCATCCAAGGTGATCAAGGCATTCAGGGCATCCAAGGTATCCAAGGTGTTACTGGACAAGGCTTCAACATAGCGAAGACTTACGCATCTGTCGCCGCTCTTGACGCTGACACTACCCCAACTGGTATCAGCGCTGGCGAGTTCGCCATGATCGTTACTGACGTTGAAAACAGCGAGAGCTCACGGCTCTACGTCTTCAATGGCACTAGTTATGCATTCGTGACCGACATGTCGGGTGCTCAGGGTATTCAAGGCATACAAGGAATCACTGGAGATACTGGAGCCCAAGGCATCCAAGGTATCCAAGGCATCCAAGGCGAGACCGGCGAAACCGGATCGCAAGGTATCCAAGGCATTCAAGGTATCCAAGGCGTGACTGGCGACGGTTTCACAGGTGGCTCATACAATGCAGCTACTGGAATCGTGACCGTCACTTCTGATGACGGACTCGGCTTCACTTCAGGCGACCTTCGCGGCGCACAGGGTATTCAAGGCATACAAGGTATTCAAGGAGACACAGGTGACACAGGCGCGCAGGGTATTCAAGGCATACAAGGCATCCAAGGTGTTACTGGAGACACAGGCGTTACAGGTAATGGATTCACAGGCGGCTCGTACGATAGTGGGACAGGTATTATTACTGTCACTTCTGATGATGGTCTAGGATTCACCTCTGGCGATCTTCGCCCCGCAGATGGAACTAACGGTACTGGCTTCACTGGTGGCGCGTACGCCGCAGGCACGGGCATTATCACGTTTACATCTACCGACGGGCTAGGATTCTCTACTACCGACTTACGTGGAGGTCAAGGCATACAAGGCGAGACTGGAGCCCAAGGCATACAAGGTATTCAGGGAATCCAAGGTATTCAAGGTCCAGAAGGTCCATCGACTTTAGGTGATGGCGTGACCATGACATTTGGCACCGGCGGCGACATGACGGTTCAGCACACTGGCACTGATGGTCAAATCACTAACGTGACTGGCGGTCTCAATATCGACAGTGGCACGACCACACTGCGCAACGCTGCTGGGAATATTGACTACGTCACCGTTAACGGAACGACTACGACTGTCGCTATGGATCTATCTGCGACTGGTACCGTTACTGCTAATGGTGGATCGTCAACCTCATGGAACGAAGCTTACGGCTGGGGTGATCACTCCACTGGCGGCTACTTGACAGCTCACCAAGATATCTCTGGCAAGCTCGACCTGACTGGCGGTACCTTAACGGGCGCCTTAGTCGGTACCACCGTACAAGCTGGGCTACCTCAATCAATCACGTCTGCATCCACGACTGCAGCCATTAACTCACACATCTTCGTTAAAGTTGCTACGCAGACTGTCACGTTACCCGCATCCCCTTCACAGGGAGACCGAGTAATGATAACTGTTGGCGACTTCGCGGACACCGTGATAGCACGTAATGGCGGCACCATCGCTGGCATAGCAGAAGACTTAACAATCGACGTGCCCCATATGGGCTTGACTCTAATATACACAGACGCCACTGACGGCTGGAGACTTCTATGACAACACTATCCACGCTCGTAGCGGGCAGCGGGGGCGGCTCAGAGCCCGTCCCTGTAGGTGGTTGGATCATGATGGGTAACAACGGTCCTGACGCCGTTATTACCCCGAATGGTGCTAAATACCTACGCACAGGGGTAATTGATACAGACGTTGCTTCGTACCCTAACGCTATCGCTACGCCTGGCGCGCTACAAACTGCCCCATCACCGTTGACCAGTAATTCGCACACTGTGAACCGTAACGCGATCTTTTACACAATGGTTGTATGGGACGACGTCCTTATAACTAACAATGAAAACTCTACAATCGCTGGTTGGGGAAATGATGATTATGACCGCACTTATGCATTCAACGTGGCACCATCGCACTTAGAATCATTAAGCGGCGCGGGCGCAGGTCAGTACAAGCAGTGGAATGACAACGCTCTATTCTATAGTCCTTACACTCGGGCAAATGGTGATAGCGCAGTGTTGTTACCTGAGAATCCTGGTACTAATAACACCGGGTACGTTAGGTTTCACGCTTACCCAATCCCAAACAACAATCATTTGTCAACTGGCGCCACTTCAGGACTACATAGAAGTACTAGGGACCAATCTTATGCTTCAGGCATTGACGTCACAAGCCGCAATTCAGCCAAGGCTTGGATCAATGACGCGCCAACTTACTCCCATTACTACCAAATGAAAGACAGCGGCGCGCTTTACGTCCACACGCTATACGACCACACCGTCGCATTTGAAAATCAAATAAGCAGCTTTTGGGACGGTATGAATAACAGCTCTACACCAAGCACGGGAATGGTTAGTTACGACAAGATCGGTAACTGTTACATGCACGTGTACAACGCTTACAACAGCGGCGATTGGGCGTTATATAAGTTACAACTACCAAGTAACATAACTACCGACAGTATTAAGTTTGTCAACATGCCTGGTAGCGACACGCCTATCATATCTGGTAACTGGCAATTTACTATGGCCGATAACTCAACCTCTAGCCCGTACAGATCCACCTTTTACAAGACTGTCAGTGGCGTTGATTACATGCTATCTACTGGAGGCGCTACAGGTAACGGTGTCGGTGATTTTACGATATGGGCTGCAGGTAGTTTTGTAGGTAATTCCAGAGAACGCACACCATACGCTGAATCCGACACTGTCTACTATGTGAGGGTATTGTAATGCAGATCAAAATCAACCAAACCCTGAGTCCTAGAGAGTGGCGTGACGCCGAACTCAAAGCAACTGACTGGATAGTACCTATCATAGACCACCCCCAACACGCTCAGACCTTAGAGTATAGGCGTGGACTTCGCGACTGGCCGAGTATTCACAACTATCCGCACAACAAACCGACAATGGAGAAGCCTTATGGCTAACTTAACATCATTAATATCCTCCGGCGGCGGAGGCGGTAGTGGCTACACCGATGCTACATTAACTGCAAGTATCGGCGTCCAAGCTGGGCAAACAGTCCGGATAAACTCTGACGGCCAAGTCGTTCCTGACCTTGCCGATCCAACGCAGGTCGCTCAAGGCTTAGGTGGCCCTATAACTACAAAGCACTTTAACTACGGAGCTGATGATAAGTCTGGCCCAAGAGTCTATGTGAACGCTGGTGGTTTAGCCCTTACGGTCGGTATATCCGCAGCTTACTCAACTAGCTTGCAAACGCTGACCATAACCGAGACAGACCCTAGTACGGGTGCGCACACGAACCGCAATCTAAGGCAAATTCGCAATGGTTATGGCACTCATACCGCAGCCTTCAGCTCTCTGGGTATAGCTGGGGATATAGAGCACATATGTCTCCGGCTGAACTGGACCCCAAACACTGGTAACACTGCAGCTAAGGCCTTCACATTTGTCTTACGATATCGAGTATCAACTGGCGCGTACATTGGTCACGTAGGTACTAATGAGGATGTTGGACACTGGGACGCCACAAGAGGCGGTCACGGTGGCGCATTCATGGCTAACGGTAACAAGAATCTAATAGTCGGGCGCACGTGGGTGTCTGGCGGTACCACAGCTTATCCTGCGATTGTATCGTACGACTACGAGCTTTCTGATGACACGCACGTCTATCCAACCACTAATGTTGCTGAACACACATCGACTCTTAACATGGTGTCGAGCGGCGTCTTTCAGCCTAGCTTCAATCTAAATGTATCCAGCCAGAACCAAGGCTTTTCTATTGGACTACTAGACGATGATAGTACGGTAATATTCACAGGTTTCAGCAACAGTACTTACTTGTATCACGGCGCACTGATGGTCACATCGACTGGTGCGTTGGCCGATCTCGGCGTGAATGCTTCTAGTAACCTAGGCGGCACGTGGGGATACGGGACTGTCTTGGTCGAGCCTGGTACTGGAGACATATATAGGATATACACTTCCTACACCGCGCTACATGTGATGAAACTCACTCGAAGCGGAACTGCCACTTACACTATGACTGAAGGCTATATTCCTACCAGTGATGGAACTACCCCGTTTAATGCGTACTACCTAAGCGACGCTCAATCCTCGCGACTTGTACCTCTGTCTCCTGGTAAATTCTTACTGGTGTGGGGATCATCGCAGCAAGATGTAGGTGTAGCTAGCATAGACACAACACAGGGGATCAATTGGAGTGGCACTAACACGTTCCTTCCGGTTATTCTCAATAACCCAAGTTCGTCTGGCGATATAAGCCCGGGTCATGTCAATGTTATGAACGGGGTGGTGGCCGTAGTTAGCCAAGAGTCGCAGTCAGTCCTATTAAACATTTCCGCGCTTGCTAAGTTCTCATTCACTGGAACGTACACCGCTTCTAGCGTAGGTATCGCTACTGTTGATATCGCTGCTAACGCCTCTGGTGTCGTCGCTATGCAGCCTGGCATCGTGTCTGAAACGGCGTTACCTAGCTCGCACTGGGTTACAGTTGGTAGCAATGCGTACCAGCTAGTCACCGCGGACGCTGTAGTTCCTAGTGTTGCTTACCCATCGATCTCGTCTCTGACAGAGTCTAGTTCGCAATACGTACAAAACTGGGCAGGCACAATCGCGGTGAAGTACGTCGGTACGCAAGGTCAGTTATATCTGAGCACAAGTACCCCTGCTGAGCAAGACGTTCTAGTAATCAATGGGTCAGGTGAGTGTCACGGGTTTTATGCTGGTAACACAACCAATACATCGTATGCCTCAGGTAAGTTAAGGATATACGTCGATGATGTGCAGGTGTTTGAGTACACCGCGAGCACTATGCGAAACCACCCATTTACATACGACAGCCCGTTCTTCTTTAAAAGAAGCGTTCGGTGGACCTTCTCTGACCCTAATACAAGTAACGTGTACTTCAAGATCTACGCTGGAATCACCGGATTCTAAGGAGACTACATGATAATAAATAAGACTAACCCCGATAAGCCAATCGCCCACGGCGACGAGGTCGCCATCATGCGCGGTAATCTAGTGATCAGCACGACTCACTATGATACTCCCGAAGATGACGCACGCGCCTGGCGAGATGTAGAGCTTCAAAGAACCGACGCTCTAATCATGCTACCGGATTATCCAAACAAGGACCGACTCACGTCCTACCGCGCACGTTTGAGAGGGTGGCCAGCACATGGCACCTTCCCAACCACGCGGCCTGAACTCGATTAGGAGTTATTATGGCGCAAGTCCAGATTACTCGCTCGGCAGTACCAGGTGACGTTCCATCCACCCTACTAGTCGGCGCGATGTGGTATAACTCTGCGGATAATAAGCTGTACATTGGTGAGGCTGGGAATATTCCAGCCCTCATCAGTGACGACCCCGCAGTTATCCAAGCGACTATTGACAACCAAGAATCACGATTAGCAACACTTGAAGGTACAGCAACGACTTCGGTCTCTGCAACTCAACCTTCGACCGCTGTTACTGGTGACCTTTGGTTTGACTTATCGCAAGCAACCCCTCAACTTAAGGTGTACACAGGAACGACGTGGGTCACTGCTAGTGGTCTATCAACAGACTACGCAGCAAGCGGTTACTACCCCATAACAACGGCGGAGTTCTTCGCTCATATAGTCCTGACACCGACAGACGCTGAAACAACGCAAGCAGTAACCTACATCGCGGCCGCTACCACTTTCGCAGAGCAGTACACGCGACGCATGTTCGTACAGC